CTGATCTAATTCAACACATGTTTTCCAAAGATAATAGTGGCTAAAGAAACAACCAATAACGCCTAGACGGCCCTTCTTGAATTTTCCTTGTTTCTTTAGCCCTGTTGTATTATAATGGTGTTCAAAGTCATTACCGTTGATTGCTTTGTAGTATGTTGGGCGTAGTCCGTGTTTGACTGCTTGCAATAAACACTCTTCTGCCATTTGACATGAATGATCATTTTCTTCCAGTCGAATGATAAAACTTTTTATCAAAGACTTGCGTCCTCCATACCTGCTACTCTGAGCTTAACTACATTTGTAATTTGCCATTGCTTTTGATCAAGTCCTTTAAGTAGACCTAACCATTTGTTACGCATAAGTGCAAACTCATTAATAATCTTTTCATAGTCAACAACATCTGCCTCACCGTCTACGTATTTTTCAACGTCACGGCTTGACAGAGCTCGTTGATAGTTTTCAAGATATTTCTTAAAAAATGAACTACGCAATCTACGTAGCTCAATATTTAAGTAGTGTAGTATAGCTTCAATTTCTTGTAGCTGATTAAAGCGGTGCTCGACAATGCCTGGCATCTCTGATGCAGCACGTTCGACGTTACCTTTTAATTTTACCTCTTGCCTTGCATCTATTAATTCATTCTCAAAAAATGCTACAGCATCAGGAATTTTAGATATGTCTCGTGATACTTCAGAATACCAACCCATTACTCATCCCACTCTTCTTCATCGTCATAGCCGTCACCGGTGTCAATGTCTAAGTAATACTTAATAGCATTGTCTAAGTTTACACAATGCCCAAAACAATCTTTCAATATTTCGTCGCTTACTCCATAGTCAGCCATTAAATCAACATATCTTTCGGCTGCCATTTCGACATGCTTCTTATCTAAATACTCTTTTAAAGTTGTCCAAACATCAGCAATTTGACTTTCATCCATTTCGTCTATTCCTCTATCATATTTTCATCAATTAAATCAGCGTCGATATCTTCAACGTCATCAGAGGTATTTACCACAGGTTCCATTTTTTCGTTGTACTCTGACATAATCAAATCAAGCCTGCCGTCTTGCATCCAGGCTTTACGATATTCAAGGACTTCTTCGCCTGCAAGGTTAATATACTTGAGTCGATTGCCTTGCTTTGATAACAAGTTTTTCTTCTCAAATAATTCAACAAGACCACTGTATGGATTCATGCCAGTTTCATAAGGAATCTTAACCTGCACACCTTCGAAAGGTTTTGCATAGCGTGTCTTCATTACTTTACACCCAGCACGGATGCCCATAACTTCTGAGATCTTATTGCCTGCTTCGTCTTCTTTCAACTTCATCTTCTTCATTGCAACAACAATACTTGATGCATAGATAAAGCCTGAACCACCACTAATCTTATCATCTGGATCAAACATATCCTGTGATGCATAAGTGTGGTTAGTACATACTAAGCCTACGTTAAGTGAGCCAATCATGTTAACTGTGTTACGAACAAGTGAAGTCAATGCCTTAGGCTTACGACCCATATCACCTTTCATATCACCCTTGTTAAACTGATCAACGTCAGTAGGTGTTAGCAACATACCCAACGAGTCAACTACAAACAATACCTTAGGACGATCTTCTTCATCTATAGCTTTGTAGTCTGTAATAAATGTTGAGATAGTCTTTGCTACATCATCAATCATTGACATGTTTAGCTTGAGAAGTTTCTCTGGGCTAGTGTCAACATCAAGAGCTTGTAGCCAGCTCTCGTCAAGTGCGTTCTCTGAGTCAATTAGTACTACAAAGATGCCTTGATCTTGTGCGTGTTTTACAATGTTACCTGAACAGAAATAACTCTTACCTGCTCCTGATTCACCTGCAAACACAGTAACCTTACCTAGCGGAACACCTTTGTGAAAGTCGCCACTAATAAGATAGTTAAGTGCATATGATCCTGTTGAAATCCAATCAGTAGGATCGTTAAATCCAGTACTCATGCCTGAGATACTCTTTGTTAAGTCCTTGCGGAACTTACTTACGTCAAACGATTTAGCCATATTATTCTCCTATCTAAAAAGCATAATGGGGGATTTCTCCCCCACTAGATTTGTTAACCCTGACGACTTCTAATCATTGCTAGAATGTCTTGTGCATTGCCACCTTCTGTAGGTGCCGCTGCCGGTGCTGCTACTGGAGCAGGTGCCGCTTCGGGTGTTGGTGTTGGCGCTGGTGTTGCCGCTGGTGCTGCTGGAGCACTTTGGCTAACAGCCGTTGCTTGTGGAGAAGCTGCTACTGTTGGATCGCCAGTACGTGCTTGCATACCAGCTGGACGGAAGTATTGACTCCAACGATCCGGATCGTATGCTTCGCCATCTACTGATGCCTCAAACATTTCTTGCATTACTTTTTGTTCCACTTCACCTGGCTTTTTAGGTAGGAAGTCATTTAGATTAAACAGTCCATGTGTATTGACTGCGTTCATCTCGCTATCGCTTAATGGACGATCTCTACGTGCCCAATTACTTGTGCCATAGTCTGCATATCCGCCTTTGGATGTTTTGTTAAGACGGAAATCTACACCTGCTGTCATATCAGTTGGCAATTCTTCCATATCCGGATCCATAAGAGCCGCTTTAATGATTTGAAAGATTTGTGGTCCAATAATAAATCTACGAATTGGATTCTCAGGTGCCTGATCATCAGCTAACGGGTTGTCTGTAACAAACCCTTGGAAGATGTATGAACGTTTCTTCCAATACTTACGACCCATGTCTTCTAGACTTGAATCTTTAAACCAACCACGTACTTCGTTAAGAATATTACATGTATCGCCGTACATTTCCATACATGGAATTTGTACTTGTACAGGACGTGAGTCAGTTTGACCTTTAATACCTGCAAATGGAAGTTTGATCATCAAACGTTCTTTCCAAAAGAAAGTGTTGTCTTGATCGCCATCAGGTAAGAAACGCATCGTTGCTGATTCGCCTTCCTTGATATTCCAAAATGGGTAAATTGGGTTTGGACCTTGTGGTCCGCGGTTTCCACCTCCGCTGTTTGCTTCTTGCTCTTTGAGCTTTGCACGGATTTCTGCTAATGATGCCATAGTTAATGCCTCCTATAAATGCCTATGTCTGCTTTGTAGCTACATTGCTACGTTGTGCCTATTAAGTTTGTAGCACAGTTATTAGTATAACATCTCTACAAACTTTGTCAAGTCTTTTTTAAAGAAAAACTAAAAAAACTTATAACAGGACTATTACAGCCCTGCTAATCTCATAATATCATCTGACAAATGCTTGTCTTTGATTGCGCCTTTTTCTTCTTCACTAGCGCCATCACGTCCTGCTTGTTGTAATTTTTCAAAGCCTTCTTTGCCGTACTTCTTAATTCCAATATGTCTTTGTAGTCCGTTTTCGCCTACTTCTTCATCTCTGTAGCCCATTACTTCTGATACACGATTGTTAATCTTTTCTAGGAATTGCTTTGCAGGATTAATGAAGTGTTCACCATAATCCTTTTCTACCATAGTAAGGATTGCTGTTTCGCCTTTTGGAAACTGTCCTGTTGTGTAATCAAAGTAACTTAGTATAAACTCGCCTAATGGTGTCTTTTGTTCTTCTGATGCTAATACTATCTCGTCACCATCTGGTCCGTCTACTTTATCGCCTTTTTTCTTGCCATTCATTTTGGCTTTTGCTACAGCGTGTGCGTATGCATTACCTTCGTCAGTACCATCTTCAGCAAACTGACCCATCATTTCTTCAAACGCATCTTCAATAGCTTGTTCATCTGTTGTACCCGAACGTGTAGTAAATCCACTGTTTAATTCTTTACCAATACGCTGTACTTCCATATCCATGTCGCCAGTTTCTAAACCTTTTTTGCGAATCTCATTATACAAGCATACTCTAGGTTCATTTAAGCAACCGTTGCCAATTTGATTGGCTCGCATTTCGTCATAACCATTTTGTTGAAGTATAGTAGTTAACATCTGTACATCACGTTCGTACTGAGCAAAGTCTTCTTGACGACCTTTCATGTACTGGTTAAACTTATCTTTAATCCAATCAATAGGACCTTCTTCTAAATCTTCTGGACCTAATTCTTTTGCTTTGTTTGCTTCACTTACTAGTTTATAAATGTATGGAAACACATCTGATAGCTCTTCGTTAAACTGTTTAATAGTTAATTGGTCAATCCAATTCTCTGCAACGTCTGTAGGTACATCTTCCATCATTGGTTTTTCAAATGCGTCAAATGTTTCTTTGTAGTAATTTTCACGCTGTAGTCCTTTTAATGACTTGCGTATAGTTACCATTCTTTCAGTAACAGCTTCAACGTATCCATCTAATCCTTCAGCCATTACACTTGAACGACCCATGTAAGTTTTAAACTTACGTAACTTACTTAATTCTTCTGACATACTAACAATGTGTGTTCCAAAATCATCATAAGGTGCACCGCCTTCTGATACATGTCTTGCCATTGCTCTTGCACCACTTAGGTGCTTGTATGGATACTTGAATCTTTCTCCATCATTATTTTCAACGTATATTGCGCTAATGTGTCTTGTTCTGTCTGCGGCGCTTTCTTGGTTTACAGGAGCATTGTGTTTAATACTTACTCTTGCTGTTCCTATATTTTGGAAACTATTTTTACTAGTTCCATACATTGCTGATTCTGTCATCTGATCTTCCCCGGTGCGAGTTAATGCTAAAAATTTGTAATCTCTACGATCTAAGTTTGATTTAGTAATATTTCTTGTATCAAAATTTAATAATCTTTTTTTACTAAACTGTCTTAATTCTTTTAAAAAGTTATACCAATTATCTTGCGTCATTTGATCTTCATTAGCAACAAAGTCGTCGCTATACATAACTGAAATACTTTTTTCATCCAAACTAATACTTACTTTACCTAAAGAACGTGCAGCTTCCTTGTACTCGAAATCATAAAATCTTGCGTCACCTGGTACGTTGGTAACTTCACCTTCGTCGGTGCCTATAGTAACGCTAGGAAAGCGTCCACGTATTTTATTGAATAGGTCTTCTGCTATGTTCTGTAAGTTCTTCATGTTAGTATTTATCAATAGTTGCCACTAATGAATATGGGCATGGGTGCTTCATAATCTTCATCTTGTTCTGCTTGGTTAAATGTATTATATACTCTAGGATCCCAATCTTTAAGCACAGCCATCATTCTTATAGTAAGCAATGTAGCACTAACAAGATCATCTC